CTCGCCAAACTTGGGGAAGGGCCGGCCCACGGTGTCGCGCGTGTAACCGTAGGCAATGCGCTGGACATACTCCGGCGAACGCGCCTTGCCGTTCTTGCCTTTGCAGTCGTCTTTCACGGCATCGTAGAAGGTGCGTTGCCCATCGCCAAAGCGGTTGAATTGCGACCAAAAATAGATGACGCGCCCGCGCGTGGTGGCCGGCGTTTGGATGAAGGGCATGTGCCCCTCGGGCAAGCCCGGCACGTTCACGCGATCCGGCAGCAGCTCGGCGGGCCGACTCTCGCGGGTGACGGGGGAATCGCCCACAGCTTCCTTGATAGTGGCGGTCATGCCGTTAATCGGAGTAAAAGCCCAGATGAGCTGCGCTTGCTGGAAGCGGAGGCGGCGCTGAAGCATGAGCCACCAGTTGACGCGCAGGTTCTCGTCCGGCCACACCGCCGGGATCGTCGTGCCGGACACGCCAAACATTTGACCTTCCAAGTCGCCGGGGTCTTGCTGGTAGGTCTTAAACATAAACTTGCTGCCGTTGGGCAACGCAAGGAGCTGGTCACTGAACCCGTGATGGCTTGAATACTTGATATAAAACTTCTTGCTTTGCTTGCCGTTAAACGCCTTCAACTCATTGGGCAGGTAATGCCAGAGATACTTTTGCTGCGTCTCGATGCTGCTCTCGAAGTTCTCCGCGATGCACAGGAGCTTGCAGTGCGGATGCCGCACGGCCGACTGCATCATGCGCTTGGCGGCATACATGGATTTGCCCGAGCGGTTGCCCCCGAGGAGCATGAGGAACAGCGCGCGCCCGTGCTCGTCCTCCTCGGCCAGCAGCTTGTCGGCGGAAACCCAATGCTCCGGCTCCGGCTCGTAGTGGAACGGATCGGCCTTGGCGTCGAGGATGGCATTCTCGCGCGTGGCGTAGATGTGCCCAAGCCGCTCTGCCCCATCAGCCAGCGCAAGGATGGCAGCCACGTCCGCATCCGTAGGGATGGGAAAGAGGGGGTGGGGGGACCATTTCAGCATAATGCGTTACTTGGTTCCTGGTTCTTGGTTCTGCGTTCTTGGTTTCATCCGTCCACACAACCGCAGGGGATTTCGTGCGGCTCAATGTCAAGCAGGAGCTTGGCTTGGGCGGCGTCCATCGCCAGCCAGTCTGCCCACTTGTTGCCCTCGCCGCCGAGACCGCGAGCGGGCATCATTCTCGTTTCTGTCCGCGATGACCCATCCTCCTGCTCGATGGTGACTTCCCGCGTTTGAGGCGTTGCACATTTTGCCTGCCGCTCAATGGCCAGGGCCACATTCAAGAGATCAGGGTTATCGGATTGGAGTCGCAGCACCTCACTCCGTTTCATAGCAGGGCAGAAGTAGCACGAAGATTTCCCCGGCTGCGGCAGGTTGTTTCGTTTGATAGCTTCCACGCAGTCGGCCCGCCGCCAGCCCCACTCCACCAATGGAAACCAATTCGTCGCCCACTTCTCGATTGCGGGCTTGACCCGGTGCGCCTCATTGGCATCAAAGCCGATGGCCCGCGTAGCAGTCTTGTTCCCTCGCTCCTTTATAAATCGCCGCAGCACGGCATTTTGCGGCTGCGATTTGTATTTGACCGAGCAGGCTTTAGAACCGTAAGCCAACGCTGGCAGTTTGTGTCCGCGCAGGCACTCGCCCGCTAACCCCTCAAATTTTCCCGCCCTTAACGTCCGCACCACGACAAGCTCTAAACCCCACCACTCGCGCACCTTGTCCTGCATCACTGCAAGATGCTTGTAGGTATGCGGCATCTCAGCCCCGGTGTCTGCAAACAAGATAAGATCGGGCTTGATGTCTCGCTCTCGGAAACCGCAGAGCATGGCCGTGGAGTTAGTGCCGCCACCGTAAGCGACGGCCAAAAGGTTGGTGTGTTGATCGCTTAACGACGCCAGCATAATTTATTCTGCGGAGTAAACTTCAGTTTGCCGTTGCAGGTTTTCGGGCATCACTAGCTTGGGATTATTCGTAAAACTACGCTCGCGGAATACCGTATGATTAGTTGGTTGGATGGTGAGTCGTCCGTTGTTTAGTTTTACAAAGGTAAATTCTTTGGCTTGGTCTGGCACAGCACTGTAAGCGTCCTCCAGCGGCATGACGGAAAACAGATACTCGCCCGCATACGTGTTTTTGGCCGCCCGCGCTTTGCATTCTAAGCCCGCAAGATAGTCGTACTCGATTGTCGTGAAATGGCGGCCGTAACAGTCCCAGCGTTGCGCTTGTTGCGGTGTCCAAAGTTTTTTAGGCGCTTTCGTGAAAGCAAGCGAATGCGGGGGCAAATTGCGATAGATTGCGCCGCTCTCCAGCATGATGGTGCAACCCCACAGGCGGCCGGGATAACTGATTAACGCAAACCACACCGCCGGCACAAAACCACACGGGTGGCGATGCGTGTAACGCGAATCAACAAACACGTATAAATGCCGCGGTAGTTGCCCAGCACCATTGTAATTCATTACCATCCTTGCTCTTTGTCCACGCTTGCCTTGGCGGTTTCGTAATTAACTGGCTGTTCCGTTTCTTCTGGATTGTAAGCGTCGTGGAAGCGCATCCGGGCGGACTCATACACGAGGGCGCAGTCGCCCGTGGGGCCGTTGCGCTGCTTGGCGATGAGCAAGTTGATGCGGCGCAGGTGCTTCTTCCAGTTCAGCGCCGTCCACTCCGGTATTTTCCCCGCCTTCCGCATGGCCTCGGCTTCCACTTCGGGCAGCTCAAACTGGTCAAGAAAACGGAAGGCCGGCGGACGCTCATGTTCTTTTTCCCATTTGGTCTGCGGTTGCCGCAGGTCGGCGTGGTAAAGGAAGCCCACCACGTCGGCGTCTTGCTCAATCTGGCCGCAATCTTTCAAGTCGCTCAACACCGGCTTGCGGTTCTTGTTGTCCTCCTGCTCGATGTTCCGGTTCATCTGCGCCAGCACCACCACGGGCAGGTTCATTTCCTTGGCCAGCCGCTTGAGGCCCATGCTGATGTCCGCCAGCTCACGCGCGCGCATGTCATTCTCGCGGCCAGGCGTGGGCGGCATAAGCTGCAAGTAATCCACAAAGATGGCTTTAACCCCGTGCTGCCGCACCATTTTACGAGTTTCCAACGCAAGGCGCTGGATGTTCATGGCGCACTGGTCGTTGATGTAGATAGGCGTCTTGCGAAGTTTGAGCGCCGCCGTTAGCAAGCGAGGTATGTCGCGGGTCTCCATAAACCCGTTGCGGTAGTGCTGAAAATTGGCTCCGCTAAAGCTAAACCACACGCGCTCGGCCAACGCCTCGCCAGTCATCTCCATGCTAAAAATGCCCACGGGAAATTCGTGCTTGAGCGACACATGCTCCGCCATCTGAAGCACGATGCTGGTTTTGCCTTGGCCGGGTCGGGCGGCAATGACGATGTATTCCCCGCCCTTAAGGCCGCACAGCATGTTGTCGAGGTAATTAAAGCCCGTGCTCAAGCCCTGCATCACCTTGCGCCCTTGGGCAAAAGTTTCCATGCGCGCTTCTATGGCGGCAAAATAATCCCCCATCAGCCGTGTCTCGCCCACTCCGCTGCGGGCATCGGCCACCACGTCGAGCACGTTGGCGCTGATTTCTTCGAGGATGCTTTCGGCGGTGTCCTGCGGCTCCAGCTTCTTCATCCGATCCAAGCCTTCAAGCAGGGACCGCCGCATCTTGCGGAGCTTCCACTTGGCGGCAACCACGCGGGCATACTCGCTGGCCACGCTCGCACCCGGCACGCAACCCATGAGCTGATCCACGTAGGCCCGCCCGCCAATGGCGTCGAGCTGGCCAAGGTCGCGCAACCGTTGGTCAATGGTGACGACATCCATGTGCTTCTGGGTCTCGTGCATCTCCAGCAGCACGCCGAAGAGCGCAGCGTGGCGGAGGTCGTAGAAGGCGAGCTTGGCCTCGGCCTTGGAATGCAGCTCGGTGAGGACTTCCGGCAAGGCATTGGCCGGGTCGCAGAGAATCGCGCCCAGCACGGCCTGCTCGGCGGTGAGGGAGTGCGGCGGCAGTTCGTCAGGGGCGAAGGGGTCGTGTTCGGAGGACATACAAGATGGGTCAGAAAGTGAAGCCGGGGGTGACGTGAGTGCGTTTCTGGATGAGAGGCAGGTAGCCGTCATTGAGTTCGCAAAGGGTGGCGTTGCGGCCAAGCTCTAGGGCGACCATGCCGGTTGTGCCGCTGCCGCCGAATGTGTCGAGGACGGTGCAGGGGATGGGTTCGCCCGCGTTGCACTCGCATCCCGGTTGCCAGCCTAAGGTGCGGGATTGCGCCTGATACGCGCCACCACCAAGACGCTCGCCCGCCATCGGGTTTTTTGCGCCCGGCGGGACGGAACTATTCTTGGGATTGTTCCCGCCTTCGCCGGTTGTCTCCACCACCCTTTCCCACGGCGTGAGGCACTTCGGGCAGCAGCCCCGCGCCGATGTTCCGGCTAGGATGGCGCGGCGCGGGATTTCGGTCGGGAACGTCGCAAAGTGCGCCTCGCTGTATGGCTCCGGGCCAAGCGACCAGACGTTGCGCTGGTTGCGCGTGCCACCGGGTTTCCAACTTTTGGTCGAGCCAAGTCCACCTCTGCGCCCTTGATAGTCCGCCGTGCCCTGTCGTCCGTCAAAACCATTGCCAGACTCATGATCGCATTCCGACGGCTCCTTCACCGCCTCGGCGTCGTAGAAGTAGGTCGCCCGTTTCGCCAGCAGGAAGATCGGCTCCCAGCTATTCGTCGGGCGGTCGGTGACGGACTCAGGCATACACGACTTCTTGTGCCACACGATGCAACTGCGCCAGTACCAGCCGTCCGCCTGCAACGCCAGCACCACACGCCACGGGATGCCGCACAGGTCTTTGGGCTTCATTCCGTGCTGCAACTTGACGGTTTCATAGCGCGAGCCTGCATTACTGAGTTGCTTTGCGCTCGGCCCGCCACTGCCTTTGCTGTCGCTTGCGTAACTATCACCCAGATTCAGCCACAGCGTCCCGCTATCGTGCAGGCACCGGCGCACCTCGCGGAATACCTCCACCATCGTCGCCACGAATTGCTCAGGCGTTTTCTCCTGCCCAATCTCACGCGACTTGTCGGGATGGTCTTTCGGCAGGTAGCTCCGCAGTCCCCAATACGGCGGCGACGTGACGCAGCAATGCACCGAGCCGTCCGGCACTCGGCGCAGCACGTCACGGCAGTCGCCGTGCAGGGTTTTAAGGGAAGGAATCATGCTAGGCTTACACGCCGCACTCGCGGCGCAGGGCCAGGTATTCGGTGCGGTCTTGGTCGGTGACGTAGTGCTCGTCGTAAGCGGTGCTCTCGGGATTGCCGGGATGCTCGGCACAGGCGCGCTCAAAGGCTTGCCGGCGCAAGTCACGCATCCAGCCCTCGGGCGCGTCCTTGGGAATGCTCCGCAAACCAGCCTCGACTTCGCGCAGGTCGGCTTGCAGGCGGCGGTAGGAGTTCAGATCGGAGTCGGCAAGCGTAGTTCCGTCAAAGGCGGCGGAGTTTTCGTTGGCAACGTGCTCATCCACCTGCACGCTCAACGTCTGCCACCGCCGCTTAAGGTCCATGACCTCCGCGCCGAGGGTTTTCGGACGGGCGTGCCCATTCGCCGCGCTGCCGGGTTCACGCGCCGCCGGAGTTTTCGCCCCAGCCCCATTGCGGTGCCAGTAAGGCAAAAGGTCAGACCGCCAATCCAAAAGCGTGCCAAAGCCGTGCGTCCGGCTGTTGCTCTTGCGCTCAAACCAAGCTCGGGCAAATTCCACGTCCACTTGGGAGGCGACGGCAAAGGCTTCGACCTCGGCCCAAGAGGGGGTGAGACCCCTCGCGCGCGGTGTGTGTGTGTCTCCTATCTCCCTTCTCTGTACCGATTCTGTTGCCGAACCAGTTACCGATTCGGTATCAGCCGTGGGAACAGACTCGGGCACAGAGCCGGGGACAGCATCGGTATCAGCATCGGTATCAGACACGGCCACAAACGGAGTTTGATAAACCTCGTAGTTGCAGACGGTTATGACCGTGCGGCGGCGGCTGGACTCGACCCGGATGCACCCCAAACGCTGCAAGTAGGCAAGGATTTTGGAGGCGCGCTCGTCACAAACGCCCCACTTTTTTGCCAAGTTTTGAATGCTCCAAAGTAGTTGTCCGCGCTTCACTTCCACATTTTCGCCTCGGATGAGCAGAATTGCCGGGTCGGTATTAGCCCGGAGGAGCAGGTCAATCCACGCGCCGCGGACGGCCAAATCACCCTGCCAAACGGCGTGGTCGGTCAGGGTGCGGATGAGAGAGATTTCGCCTTTCAGTGACATTGGTTTGCCTTTCTTATTTGTTCTTTCCACCAGCTCGCGCCGGGGATGTCTCGGCGGCGGGTTGACGTTGAAGCCACGCGCCGCGGTTGAGCCGGAAAGCCCACCGCTGGCCCCGTGGGCTGACTAGCAGCATCCGCTTGCGCCCCTCGATCTGCGCCGTCAACCAGCGCCACCGAAACGGCAGCGGCGCGTTTACCAACCGGGTGAGGCCGGTTAGCCTTATTTTTATCCACGGACATGATTCAGAAGGGCACGTCGTCGGTGCTGCGGGTTTCATGGATAGGCGCGGTTGACGCTGCTTCTAGGGCAGTTACAGCCGTAGGGCGTTGCCCTAGAAATTGAAACGTCTCGACCAGAATGCGCGTGGCGCGGCGCTTGTCGCCGGTGGCTTTGTCGGTCCACTCTTCTTGCGTAATGCGGCCTTCTACAAGCAGGGCCGAGCCTTTGCCCACGTATTTGCCCAGCGTCTCGGCCTGGCGGCCAAAGCTCTTGCAATCAAGAAAGGTGACTTCCTCGCGCTTTTGGCCGTCCTCGGTGGTGTAATGACGATTGATGGCAAGGCCAAACTGGCAAACGGCGGTGCCTTTGGGCGTAGTTTTTAGCTCGGGTTGGCGGGTGACGTTTCCGGCAAGAATGACTCGGTTGTATGCAGGCATGGTTTTAAGGAATAGGGTCTAGGAAATAGGAAATCAGGAATGGGATTCTACGAGTTCAATACGCTGGCCAATCCAGCGCATGACGTTTACGGCCATGCTGTTGCCGAGGGCTTTGTAACGAGGGCCGTCGGGGCATTCGCAGGCGGGTTTGCCGCGCCAGGGGATGGCGGTGTAGTCGTCGGGGAAGCCTTGCAACCGCTCACACTCGCGCGGGGTGAGGCGGCGGACGGCGGAGGCGGGGATGTGCAAGTAAGTCTGTTGCTTCATGCCCGGTTGAGCGGGCAAAGCTCCAGCCACATCGCCGCCAATTATTCGCACTTCATCACGGGTATTTTGGGCAAATGCCACCGGCACCAGCGGCGTGCCTCGTCCGGTGCCGTCTTCGCTGGCGTCAAAGCCATCGGCGCGGAGGGAATGAGCTATTACAGTTGACAGGTCAGCTTCTGGAAGTGGGCCTTTCCGTTCTCTTGCTGTAAGCGTGCAAGCTGGGTCATGGCTAGGCACAAGCTGGCCCGTGGCTGCACTTTCATTTATTTCGCAAACACCGACACCAAGCTGATTGCGGATTGGCCCGTCTTTAGCGCGTGCGTCCATTGTGGGGGCTAACGATGTAAAGCGACAACCTTGAGGGCCGCACTCAAAGCCTCGGGCAATTCTTTGCCCCGCTTCTCGGCGCGGCGGAGGATTCCCTGACAGGCTTTCGCGCTCAAATAGAACCGCGGCGGCACGTCGCCAGTCTCCAAGATGTCCGACAACGAACACACGGCGTCTGCGCTGTGGGACGGCCCAAGGGTGGCTGTCCACTCGCACGTATTGAGCGTCAAGAACGCGGTAGGCGAACCCATACCCGAGTTCCCCCAGCCCTCCGAGCAAGGCTCCAAACGCCCCTGTTTGGTCTGACAGGACGCCGGGGACGTTCTCCCACACCACCCATCGGGGGCGCATTCGTGCAACAAGCCCAAGGAAGACAAGGGTGAGGTTGCCACGCGGGTCAGCCAGTCCTTTTCGGAGTCCGGCGACGGAGAAGGCTTGGCAGGGGGTTCCGCCCACAAGGACATCTGGGGTGAGTTCGGGCCATTCATGGAAGCGGGTCATGTCGCCCAAATTGGGCACAGTGGGGTGGTGGTGTTTAAGGACAGCAGAGGGGAACGGCTCGATCTCAGCAAAGGCCAGCGGGTTCCAGCCGAGCGAGTGCCAGGCGGCGGTGGCGGCTTCAATGCCGGAACAGATGGAGACGTAGGCCAAGCTCATTAGGATTGCATTTGATACGGGATGTAGTACGGGTCAGGCGGCCCCGGAACGCCGCACGTCGAACGAATGCGCTCGGTGGCATACAGCTCATTGTCCATCTCGGTGCATCGTTGACAGATGTAGTCGCCTCCAAAATACCGAGCGGCTTGCCGCCCGCAGGCGCAGACCTTGTCTTTGCAAAGCTCTTTTCTGGCTTGGTAAGTTTTCTGATAGGTTTTCATCAGAACTTGCCAATAAAGCGGGGGCAGCGGGTGCGCCACACGCCGCCCGCGCCCAAAGTGGCTTGAATCTTCATGCCGTGGCGAAAGCGCGGCCGCCAAGCGGTGTTGATAATGACCTTGGCCGATGCCCCAGAATCGGTTTGGCAAAGCACCAGGCTTTTGTTTGGGATGTTGAGGTTGATGACGGTGAGGGTCGCCACTGCGCCGGGCTTGGCCGTAGGCGCGGGTTTTTCGTCGGGGGCAGTCCGGGGCGGGTTTTTTACGTCCGACGCCACAGCGGGGCTGCCAAAGGCCGCCGCTAGTTTTTTAAGGCCGTCTGGCGACCAACGGAATTGACGACTGATGCGGGACCAGTCAGTGCCTTGCAGCATCTCCTTGCGAGCGGCCGCGATTTTATCTGCCGGGACGCCTAGCAAGGCAGGCAAATCGCGCTCCAAATAAGCAAAGAGGGTGGTGGCCACGCTGCTTGGCTGGGCAAGAGCTGCGCTAGAGGGTTCCGACGCCCCGCCACCACCCGAAAGTTGATTGGTTAAATCCATGTAAAGAACCTTTTAAGCCAAATTCTGCTGACCCAAACCCATCGCCTCATCGCCCCCCCGCGCAAACGCAACCCCCCCCCCTCCCCTCCGACCGCCTGCCACCTCTGAGGCCTCGCCACCGGACAGAACCAGCGCGCGCACCGCGGCCAGCCCACCAGCTCCAAGGCCCAGGTCACGGCGGTCAAAACGCACCAAAGCCGCACCGCGCCGGGTGAATTGGTGCTTTTTGTTGGCGTTTCTGCGTGTTTGTCTTTGTTGCATAATCAATTACTGAGCCTTGCCGTCAATCTCCACAACCTTCGCCCGCTTGATGAGCGCCGTGATGTCTTCGGGCCGGACCCGTTCGACGTGCTCGACCCGGCTCGTCGCTTCCCCATCCACCAAAAGCTTTTTGTCCAGGAGCACCGCCGTCATCAACCCTTTGTCCCGAGGTGCAATCTTGCCGGCCTCAACGTCATCGAGCATTTGCCCGGCGAGGGCTTCGGTGATGCGGGCAAGCTGACGGCTCATCCTTTCTTTATACGGTGCTATTTGGCCGGCGCGCTCGGCTCGCTCGATGATGCCCTGCACCGTATGCTTCGAGATGCGGGCCAGGCGGGCAACTTGGTCATACCTCACGCCGGCGGAGACCGCATCCAGCACCGCCGCGACCAGCTCGGTGTCCTTCTCGGTGGTCGTCCCGCTGAATCGCTCTTGGTCCCGGCCCGCAAGCTCTACAAGGTGCAGCTCACAGGCGGACAAATCGAAAAGCGGCGGCGTAATGTTGCTCACGTCCTCACCCTCCTGCGCTCGAAAAAGTCGTTTGCGCTGCTCACCGGCACGCACCAATCCCGGCCAAGTCGCACCCCTTGCAACTCTCCATTCTTCACCTGCTCACGAAGAAAACGGGCGGAGCAGCCCCACAGCTCCGCGAGGGCGCGCAGCTTGATGCCGTGCTCGGGCAGTCTAATTAATTTCACTGGGTCGCCTCCGTTCCAGTTCTGCGGGCTAGGTCACGCGCCCGCTGATCTGCCCGCGCTGCTACACATCGCGCGATAAACCGCGCGACATGCCCCTGCTCGCTAAAATCCCGGCCCTGGCGCTCCGCCAGCGCGCGCCACTGCCGCCGCCAGCGCCACCGTGGCAAGCACCCGCACCAAAAATTCGTTGCCACCGCGCCGAAAAGCGCGCCGGCCAGGACTAGAGCCACGGAATTAAGCGGTTCGCTCATGCGGCAAAAAGTTCCGGCTGGCTGGTAGGTAGAGGTTGGTGTTTCCTGTGGGCGACCGCGCACCCCGGGCAACTGTCCCGCGACACCTCACCCGGCCCGAGGTCGGCCCGCAGGCCTAGCCAGGCATTGCAGGACTGGCAGACCGACAGCCCGCATTGATTGTGAGCCGCCGCGAAAATCAGCCCGACCCGCCGGCCGTCGTCGGGGTGCTCGTGGGGCGCGGATGCGCCGGTGCGCGTGAAAGTCATCGGTCCCTCCAGCTCGCCGGCGCTTGATTCATCAAAAGCCAGCCCTCCAGCTCAGACCAGGACGCAAAAGCCCGGCTGCCCCAGTGGAACCAGACTTTCAGCGACCCATCCGCAAACGCGGCCAAATGTTGAAATCCATTTGACCGGCCGGCGCTGTCCGGCCCGAGGTTGGCGCTGGCGTCCGGGTGCTCACGAAGCCGCTCAATGGCCGCGGGAAGATTCACGCGGGCACCTCTTCCTTCCTTGGTTCCGGTGCCGCGGCCCCGAGCA